CACACGATACGCCCGATCCACGCGATGTCTTTGGCATCCAGGGGGAGATCGGCGGAAGAGTTGTTGACTTCAGCGATAATGTACTGTTGCGGTGCTTTTCGCTTGATAGTGCCAATGATCAAGCTGCCTTGCTTGGTCTTGATAATCACTCGATCGTGCCGCCGGACGCTGCTTGACGGCGAAATCACCAAAAAAGAACCAGGACGACAGAAATCTTGCGCCACGTCTTTGTCTAGCTCGATAATATAAGCGCGCGGATCATCAACCGCTGGAAAATCGACCTCTTCCCAATCAGCATCTTTGGGGAAGCCTGACTTATCGAATGACTCTTCGGAAATCTGTGACATGCGAATGGAACGCAGCTTGAGATCAGACGCTTTTAGCTGCGTCACAGGTATTTCATCAATTAAGGAGACGAAGTCGGCCAAGCTCGCCTGAGTTGCTTCGAGAATCTTCGACAGACTCTCAGTGCCCGGCCAGCGTTGTTTTCCGTCCTGAGTAACCCGCTTGCTCTTGTTGAACGTCGTCGGATCAAGTCCGGCACGTTTGGCCAAGCCCGATGGCGATAATCCATTGCGCAATGCCAGACGGTCCACACCCCGCCAGATCTGTTCATGGGTCAGCATGGCAGCGGTTCCGCTCCGATTGAAACTGACGCTGAGAATGTCTTACTATGCAAGCATCGTCACTAGGTATATATTCTGTTTTCAATGAAGGAGAAATGCGTGTGCTCATAGTCGGCTTCCAAATGCAGGTGCGCGCAATATGCCTCGGTTGGCTCAAGCGCGGCTTTCGCCATTGCTTCACCTACCTCGAGGGGGCCGACGGCTGGTTGCTCTGTGATCCCATGAGCGACCGCGTCTTGCTGCAAGACGCACCCGCGCTTCCTTCAAGAGTTTTGATGTCGTCGCTGGCTGCGCTGGGTGCCAGCGTCGTCAGAGGTGAGTTCGACGATTGCGGAGGAACAGTATGTTGGCTCCGCCCGCTCACTTGCGTGGAGATATGCAAGCGGATTGTCGGCTGCAATCAGACTTGGGTCATCACCCCTCACCAACTCTTTTCACACCTTGCCCATCGCAGCGAGAAATGGCGTTGACAGCCAGCCATAATAGGTTTATATTCCTTTTCGTACTACAGCTTGATTGGAACGGTGCATGACGGATGCGTCACTGCCGGCAGTTTTCGAAAGGTTCGCCGAGGCGCGAGAGCGGCGGCTCGGTTGGGAGCAGCTGTGGCGCGAGTGCTACGCCTATGCTCTACCGATGCGCGGGCACGGCCTGTCACACGGAGCCTTTGCCGGAAGCAACCATGCTGAACGGCTGTTCGACGGCACCGCTCCTGACGCAGTCGAGCAGCTGGCGGCGAGCCTGCTTGCTGAGCTGACCCCGCCATGGTCGCGCTGGTTTGGTCTTCGCCCAGGCCACGACGTTGCCGAGGAGGATAGGAATGAACTCGCCGAAATTCTCGAAGCCGCAGCGTCGAGGGTTCAAGGCCATTTCGATCGCTCGAACTTTGCCGTAGAGATCCATCAGTGCTTTCTGGATCTTGTGACAACGGGTTCCGCGACGCTTCTCTTTGAAGAAGCCCCAGTCGGTTGCGCCTCTGCTTTCCGGTTCTCAGCCATACCTGCAGCCGAGATCTATCTCGACGGCGACGTGAATGGCTTGATTGAGAGTCACTTCCGGGTGACCACTGCGACACTTTCTGTAATTCGCCGTCGGTTTGCAAGTTGCCAACAACTGGCCAGCGTCGGTGACTGCGGGTCCACCAAAGGTGACTTCAAGCTCGAGCTGCTCGAGTATGTCAGCGCACGCGGGAACTATTTCGACTATCAAGCGATCCTTCCGGTCCAAGGGGACGCCGTTCGAGCGCCCATTGTCCTAGCTCAGGGTGTGTTCGAGCATCCTCCCTTCCTGACATTTCGATGGATGAAAGGGACCGGCGAGCTCTATGGCCGTTCGCCGGTCATGACAGCGCTGCCAGACATCAAGACAGCAAACAAGGTCGTCGAGCTGGTCCTGAAGAACGCGTCCATCGCAGCGACGGGCATCTGGTTGGCGGAGGACGATGGCGTCCTCAACCCAGCCAACATTCGGCTAGTGCCCGGGAGCATCATTCCGAAAGCGGCTGGCTCTGCCGGACTGACGCCACTACAGGCGCCCGGCCGCTTCGATGTATCCGAGCTCGTCTTGAGCGATCTTCGCTCGCGCATTCGCCATACACTGTTGGCCGATCGCCTGGCACAAGTGAACGATCGCAGAATGACGGCAACGGAGGTCCTGGAGCGCAGTGCCGAAATGACCCGGCTCTTGGGCGCGATTTATGGTCGACTTCAGGCCGAGTTGCTCAACCCCTTAATGCAGCGAGCGCTCGCCATCTTGCGTCGAAGGGGTGAAGTGCCGGGTGTAGCGCTCGACGGCACTATCGCCGACGTTCACCACCGTTCGCCGCTCGCGCGTGTGCAGGCGCGCGAAGAAATCCGCAACACCCTTCTTTGGCTCGAAACTGTAGGCAAGCTCGGCGGCGATGCTGGACAGTTCGTAGACCTTGCGGCCACTGCCAGCTGGCTCGCGGACACTCTCGGCGTGCCACGCGAGCTCCTCTCCAATCCGAGCGAGGGGTGAGCTTCGATGGACAGCCAATTCAATAGCGACGAGCGGGAGCTCGGCTGGTCTTGGTTCGCTGCGGCGAGGCCGAATTCAGAGCATGACGAGGACTTGGCCCACGCTGTCGCCGCATGCTTCGCCGGCAGCAATGGCGAGCTCGTCATCCAGCATCTTCGGGCGACCTTTCTGGAGCGCCGAGTGTCGCCCACCGCCTCAGATTCTGAGTTGCGCCACGTTGAAGGCCAGCGCTCAGCAGTTGCCTATCTTCTTCGACTCGCTCGCCCTCGAGGTTGACCATGCAAATCGACGAAACCGCGGCACCAACCGAGCCTGCAGACCATGGTTACGCCGCTGACGAAGCCACCATTGGCCCAGCACAAGAGCCAGATGCAACCGGAGCCGCTGAGGCGAGCGAGCCCCTTGTCTCATCGGAAATCGCGACGCGACCGGACGACATCCCCGAAAAGTTCTGGGACCAGGAGGCGGGTGCGATCCGAACTGACGCTTTGCTGCAGTCCTATCGCGAGCTGGAACGACGTCTGAGCCGTTCGGTGCCACGCCCCGACGGTGAGGACGACGTCGAAGGTATCGCCAAGCTCTTGGGCCTGCTCGGTCGACCCGAGACAGCGGATGCCTACCAGATCAGCGCGCCACATCCATTGGTGACGCCGGATCCAGAGCTCAATCAGCTACTGCATTCAGCTGGCTTCACCCAACGCCAAGCGCAGCTGATTTACGATCTAGCGGCTGAGCGACTACTGCCGGTGCTCGATGAGGCTACCGCGGAGCTTGAAGCGACCCGGCAGATCGATCGCCTGGAGCGGCATTTCGGCGGACCCGATGGTTGGCGCACAACAGCCGCTCAAATCAAGGCCTATGCAGAGGCCAACTTGCCAAAAGAGCTGCAATCAGCCCTGGCTGCCAGTTACGAAGGCATCCTCGCGCTCCACGAAATGATGCGCAAGGCCGAGCCCGATATCGTCGGCCAAGCTGGCTCTGGTCCGCCGGCCGTCACCGAGGACAGCCTTCGCGAGTTGATTCGCGATCCGCGCTACTGGCGCGACCGCGATCCCGAGATCGTTCAGCGGGTCACGGCAGGGTACCGCAACCTCTACCCAGGTTGACCCAAGGGCGAATGATCAGCGGCAGACAACCAGCCCTTGGCCTGCCTGATCTCCATCCATCCGCTCGAGCTCAAGGCCCGCGAGGATAACCAGCGGCTCTCCCATTGTCGCGACTAGCAACACCAAGGTGCGCGATGTCTATCACCATTGATCAAGCATTTTCGAAGCAGTTCGAACGAGAAGTCCACGAGGCCTACCAGCGTCAGGGCTCCAAGCTTCGCGCGACCGTTCGCGTCAAGAACGGTGTGCGTGGCAGCTCGACCACCTTTCAGAAGGTCGGCAAGGGTGCCGCCTCGACCAAGGCGAGGCACGGCATCGTCCCGGTCATGAACGTCGACTTCAGTGCGGTCGAGGCCACGCTGGTTGACTACTATGCCGGCGAGTGGGTCGATCAGCTGGACGAGCTCAAGACCAATCTGGACGAGCGGCAGGTTCTCGCAAACGCCGGCGCTTTTGCTCTAGGCCGCAAGACCGACGAGTTGATCCTCGAAGCGCTCAAGACCGCCACTCAGGTGGCAGGTCAGGACAGCAGCGGGCTGACCAAAGACAAGGTCCTGCAGGCGTTCGAGATGCTTGGCGAAGTTGACGTGCCCGACGACGGTCAGCGCTACGCGGTGATCGGCTGGAAGCAGTGGTCGGATCTGTTGAACGTCGCCGAGTTCGCCAACGCCGAATTCGTCGGCGACGATCAGCTGCCGTGGCGGGGCACACAGGCCAAGGTATGGCTCGGCACCCTCTGGATGCCGCATTCCGGCCTGCCGATGGAAGACGGTGTCCGGCAGTGCTTCTGGTACCACAAGAGCGCGATCGGTCATGCGATCGGCCAGGACGTGAAGTCCGACATCACCTGGCACGGTGACCGCGCCGCGCATTTTATCTCCAACTCGATGTCGCAGGGTGCGGCGCTGATCGACGAAGACGGCGTTGTCGCGATGCCCTGCAAGGAGGGTTGAACATGGCTTACTCATCGAGCGGCCTGAGCGCCATCTCTTACGCCAACGGCTTTACCCTTTGGCACTATCGTACCGACGACCTAGTCGCCGAGGTGGACAACGCCGGCTACTTCAACATGGCAAGCAAGATGCTGCGCCCCGGCGATTTCATGCTCGTCAACACAGGGCTCAAGGACGTTCCAACGCACGGGATTGTCGTCATTCTGACCAATGAGAATGGCGTCGTCGACGTGAGCAATGTCACGCAGTTCGGCACGATCAACGCCGACTAGTTGATCGATCCACGGCACCGCTGCCCTGCGGTGTCAGGCAGACCGATGCGCAGTCATCGGTCTGCCAAGGATCGATATCAAGTGGCGCGCCGGCATGTATTGCCTCTGCACGTTGCTTCCCGAACGCCAGCCACAAGCGAGTCGTCTCATGAGTCTGACAGATGTCGAGATCTGCTCAATCGCGCTCGTCAAAATTGGCGCCGACGCAATTTCATCGTTCGACGACGAAAGCGTCGAGGCTGATATCGGGCGCCGGCTTTATGAGGTCACAGTCCGCGCGCTCATTACAGCCCATCCTTGGCATTTCTCGATTGCAGAAACTGAACTACAGCGGTTGAATGAGCCACCGCTCGCTGGCTACTCTTACGTTTTTGCCCTGCCGGACGACGTCTTGCGTGTTGTTTCCGCCGGCGCCATCGGCCGCGGTCGTGGGCTGGACTACCGAGTTGCCAGCGATCGCCTGTACACCAAAAGCCAAAAAGTCGTTCTTAGCTACCAGAGACGCCCGAGCACTGAAGCTTTCCCGGCCTTTTTCGCGCAAGCCCTAATCGCCAAGCTAGCTGCCGAACTCTGTTTGCCGCTGACTGAGGGTACGAGCCGAGCAGAAGCATTGCAGAGGCTGGCTGCATCGGAGCTCAAGATCGCGAGATTGATTGACAGTCAGCAGGACACGCCAAGCGCGGTAGAAGACTTCACGCTCATCGCGGCGCGCGGCTCATGAGTAAGGTCACCTTGGTAAAGTCCAGCTTCACGTCCGGAGAGATCGATCCCGCGCTCTACGGACGCGTCGATCTTCGTGCCTATGAAGAAGGTGCCGCAACGCTTCGCAACGTACTTGTGCAACGCACCGGCGGCGTGGTTCGACGGCCCGGAACGCTGCACGTCGCGACAGTACCGGACGGCGCACGGCTCTTTCCTTATGAGCGCGGCGAGATTCGGGACCTCTTGGTTTTTGGCAACTATGCAGTTCACATCGTCGCCAATAGCTCGGTCAGGCAGACCCTCAATGGATTGCCCTGGCCGATCGCGGAGGTTGGCAGCATCGATTGCACGCTAGTCGACGAGGCCGTCCTGGTCTGTCATCCGGACTGGAAGCCTCGCTTGCTTCGACGCGATGATGCCGGACAATGGAGTGCCGAAGAGCTTTCGTTCTCAGCTTTCAACGCGGATGATGACGACGAGCGCGTGGCTCTACCCTTCGCCAGATTTGCGGCTTCGAATGTTGCTCTTCAAGCTGTGCCGAGTGCTGGCGAGGCTGAGCCCACCGCCCCTGGAAGCCGCGGCGTAGACGTACAGTTGCGCAGCACGGCACCAGTTTTCGATCCAAGCCTCCACAACGACACGGTCATTCGCTTGAAGGGCCGCCAGCTCAGGATCTATGGCGTCTCGCCTGACGGGAAC